TTGTCCAAACATTATTGGTATTATGATATCCAGCAGCAATAATTTCATTGACCATCTTAACATCTACTGCTACTAAATGATCGACTTCTGCTTCTCTGTACACAGCATTGCAGGCAAAAATTGTGCCGTGCGGCTGCAATTCGGCGATATCAACTACAAGTCTGCTGATGCCGTTTCCTAGTACAAATGCGGGTTTATTGGGGTTGGTGTTCTGCGGGTGGCTGGCCATACATCTGTCTAATAAAACCAAGTTCGGATTCTTGCTCTGCTTCGTGTGCTTCGCTTTGCATACGCAACATATTAATTTGCTTGAATGTAAGTCTAATCTTACGGGTATCTTCTTGATCTAAAATAGACACGTCATTACTCGACTCGTAGCGACGATCGATAGTATAGTTGTTGCTCTTGTCGTTAAAGTAGAAAAACTCTAATAATTTCATATCTTGTATTTAGCCAATTTGTATCAAGCCGGTGGAGGGGTTGTTGCGCCACTGTCTGGTAGTGGAGGTTCGCCGCCCTCTGCGCCCGGTTCAGCTGCTGCTGCCATATCTAGAGGAGCTTCTGCTGATTGATCTGCCATGTCTGAACTCATACCGCCCGGTGTAATGCCCATTGAGCGCATATCGCCCGCTGCATCATTACTTGGTGTTAGCTTGCCACCGTTCTCTTCTTTCCACATACGTTCGTTTTCTGTGATCTCTTCTTGCGTTAGCCCTAAGAAACGTTTTAATGCAAAACGCTTACTGATGTAAGGAGCTTCTTGTAGACTAGTAAACGAACTAATACGTGCATTATCCAGCTCGCTTTGACGATACGCAGCAAAGTTTTGCGGTGGATTAAACTTCAATTCAAACAAGCTGTTATCAATATTAATGCCTTGCTTTACAATCCAAAGTTTAAATTCTAAGTCAAATTCTTCAACCATTAAGCTTTGTAGACGTTTGCAATACTCGTTGAATCTTAGCTCTTGAATATATGCAGTACCTACTTTGCCATCGTTAAATGACTGCTGACTATCATCTGCACCTGTTGGTAGATAGCTGCTTGGAATACGCAAGGCGCGGAATAACTTGTTGGTAAAATACTTCAAGTCATCGATTTCGCCTAGGTTAGTGCCGCCGGGCAGTGTATCAACTTTACTACCGCGACCTTCTGCTGTCTGCGGAAAGAAGTAGTCTTCGTTGATGCTTAATGGATTGTAGCTAGCATCGATTGCAGAAGATCCGCCGGTTGAGCTAGGAATACGTCTTTGATGAATTTCGTTTTTTACACGTTCAACAAAGCCCATGGCCATGTGCGCTGGCATATTACCAACGTCAATATAAAAGATACGGCGCTCTGGCGCACGTTGTATACGATAGATAATAATCGCATCTTCTAGTAATTCTTTCTGTTTATATACTTTAAAAACACTTTCTAGCAGGCTGTTGCCAAAAGGATAGTTATTATCAAGACCTTCACTTAAACTAATATGAACAACGTTTTTAGCATCGATGGCAATTTCGTTGGTGCCTGTGGTAAAGCGTGAACCAGTTTGTTGTGGGGCGGCGCCAACCATGCCGCGACCTAAGGCGCCACCGGTGACATAACCGCCACCTCCTGCTGGACTGCTATTATTGTTTGGGTGAATTGATGTTGCTACTAGATCTTTAAAGTTAAAATTAAAGTCCTGGATAACATACTGCTCAGGTGTCTTACCTTCACTTTCATTTACAATAACTTTAGTAACCTTTGCTGGATCAACATAGAACCATTTAAGTGTTTCTGGATCTCGTACAAAAAAGCAATCGCCATACTTAAAGGTATTACGAACAATTCTAAAAACTCTATTTTCAAATTGTTGTATCTTGTTCCACTTCTGTAGACTTTCTTTTAATAGTTTAACTTCAGTTGCTGTTGGTGCACCTTTAAAAAATATTTGAAACGATGTAGTATTCTCTTTATTTTTTTGGCTGCAGAATTCTGCTAGGATATCAAGGGCAGCATTAATCTCACTGTCCATGTCCATGGTGTTGTATTGTTGATAACGCTCAACACGATTTGGCGTACCTGCATATACGTCTGGTAGATAGTTTGAATAGTTAGTACGGGCCGGTCCGGGTTTACCACCGCCGTTACCTAGCGGGCTAAAAGTGCCGCTTGTACCATCAATTTTTACAGGTGTAAAATGCTTTTTCCAGCTCATATATTTTCCAAATTATACGGGTGACGAAAATACGTCACTGCCAAGACCTTGTTGTACTGTAAGTTGTTTATCATTAAGTGAGTGTACGCCTCGATTAATTACGATTAGTTGATCCATCTTAGTATTTAAGCTCGCTAGCAAGGTCTCTGCACTTTCTGGCGGCTTGCCGGGCTTCTGTGATTCATTTTTCTTTTTAATTTCTTCTGCGGCTTTTTCTTTTATTTCAGCTTCTGCTTTGGCTTTATTTTCCATTTCGCGTCTGCTAGCTTCGTTGCCTCCGGTAGCTGGACTTCCGTTTTGATTCTTGTAGGCATAGGCTGCAACTTGTTCCGGGCTCATATTAGTGAAGTCTACTGCACTTGCAGCACCCGAAGTTGCTGCTGAACCGCTGCCAAATTTAGGACCTTCACTACTTCCACCGCCACCAAATTTAGGACCACTACCGCCACCGCCGCCACCAAAGTTAGGACCAGCACCTGGAACACCTAATTTAAATTCTGGAATATTAAACGCTTTTTGGTATTCTCCCGCTTTTAGTTCTTTTCTATCTTGAGCACGTTCAGCTTCTTTCTTTACAGTTTCGGCTAAATTAACTTGTCTTTGTTTTTCAAGAGTATTGGCTATTTTTGCATTTTCATCTTTTTGTTTTAATATATCGGCTTCAGTTTCCTCAATTTCTTTTCCATAATCGAGGCCTGGTATGTAATCTAACAATTTGTAGATGAATAATTTAAAATCCAATGCAAACTCTGTTAATTTAGATTTTAGCCAGTTGAATCCGTCTCCTAGCATACTCATATCTAACCCAAAATGTTTCATTGCAGCTTGAATAGCAACGAACGCTGCAACTACTCCGAGTATGATTAAGGTAACTGGCAAGAAAGAAGCTGCAACTGCAAGACCTGTGGCAATATATTGTGCCATATTTGCTAGTAATACCGGAATCATAGCCATAAACTGCGGAATTAAATATGCTCCAATTGCCATAGAAACTCCGAGTAGCACCGGCATCCAGTGATCTTGAAGGAAGTTTCGAATAGCTAAAAAGGCCGGTAGTACATACTCAGTAATTACCTGTCCAAGAAAATTAAATACTGGTGTTAATACTTCTAATACTACCTTGCCTGCTTGTATAAGACCATCAACTAACCACATAAATGTAGGTATTAAAATATCAGTAATCACTGCGGCAGCAAACATAACAGCTGGTATTAAGTATTCTTGAAAAATTGGAATTACATATTTTTGTACTACTTCGATAAGCATGTTCATCATACTCATCATTGAATTTAAAACACCGCTGGCATTAGCTAAAACCATTTGAAAAGTATTGCTAATTTCAGCAAGACTCTGTTTCATTGATTCCATAGCAGCAGCTTGACCGTCAGTGGTTTTTGTAGCATCGTTTTGAGCTTTTGCTCCGTCTACCAATGCATTCTTGCCAATTCCAGCAGCAGCAGTGAACATATTTGTTTGTTTAGCAAAGTCTGCACTATATCTACCAATATCTTTAAATTGAGAATTGGCTGCTTTACCTTCTTCGGCTAAAAGATTGTTTAATTTGTTTCTTTCTTCTAAGCTAATCTGTTCTCCACGTTGCGTCTTTTGAGCAAAGTCTGCCATCATAGCGGCTGATTTTGGCATCATGGACATGAAACGTTGACTTTCTTCAGTGGTTGCAGAACCAGTGGCCATGATATCTTTAGCAACATCTCGTAACGGTCCGGGCAATCCAGTAACTGTATTTCTGAATGACTCAGCAACTTTATCATCCATGCCAGCCATTGCTGCTTGATACTGCGCATCTGACATTAATTTTTGCTGTGCATCTTCTTGTTGTTTTCTAGTCTCGCCGGTTACTTTTGCCAACAAGTCCATTTCTTTTAGGTACGATTTAGTTCCTTGTACTAATTGAGCGTTTGTCATATTAGTATTCTTACCTCCTTGCATTGCAAGTTTGGTATAGTTTGCTAATCCTTGATTAACGTCTTCTGTAGAATATCCAAGGTTATATAAATCTTTACTTGTTGCTCTTAATGTTTTTGTGATATCAGCAAATCGCTTCCCACCGGCTTCTGTGTTACCACCTAAAAATCTAAGAGCTTCTCCGTTTTTGCTTACCAACGATGCAAAGTCTTTCATCGTCATACCTGCATTGCTTGCAGCTCCGGCAAATGCATTTATACTTCCACCAAAAGTTGCTCCGCTTTGTGCTGCGCCTTGATATGCCGCTGTTGTATTTTCAACAGCTTTGGCAACTGCTGCAAACACTGTGCCCATAATAGGTATCTTATCAAATACAGCAGCAGCGCCGGAAAGACTGTCACCCATATTAGCAAGTCTATCGATTACTCCAACTACTCCGTTGCTAAAGTTAACGATTGTCTTAGCAGCAGTTCCTAATGATCTTCCAAATTGATTAGCTGCATTGCCGGCAGCACTCATTCCACCGGCGGCTCCTCCTCCAGATCCCCCGCCACTGCCACCACCTCCACCGCCGGCTGTATTCCGCTGAACTCCTGTCATTGCTTTAAGGATTGCTTGAAGTGTGGCTTCAGAAGCAGCGTTTTTCGCTTCTACGTTGCCTACACCAGGAATGTCAATTGTTACAGCCATTATGTTTTTCCAAGAAAAGTGCGCAGATAAATACTCTGCTTATATTATTTATCGGAGATAAAAAATGGCAGAAATGCAGAATACAGAAATAAAAGGTACTAACCCGTTAAGTCAGTACTTTAGACAACCAAAGATTTGGATCAAGCTTCCGTCGGGTGGAAAATTTTATCCCAATAATGCGTTGGATCATAGTGCTAATGACGAATACCCTGTGTTTGCCATGACCGCTAAAGACGAATTATTATTTAAAACACCAGATGCGTTACTCAGTGGACAGTCAACTGTTGAAGTCATAAAGAGCTGTATCCCAGCGATTAGAGAACCATGGTCAATGCCAAGCATCGATGTTGATGCTGCATTAATTGCTATTAGATTAGCTACTTATGGTGAGAACATGGAAGTAACTGCTACATGTCCTAGCTGTAAAGAAGATAATGATTACACTATGAATCTTCGAGTTTGGCTTGGCCAGTTTGATAACTTTGAGTACGACGATAGTGTCGATGTCGACCCGTTAACTATTAAAATTAGACCGTACTCGTATAGAGAGATTACTAAAGCAAGCCTGCAGACTTTAGAACAACAAAAATTAGTACAAATTGCCACTGATGATTCTATTACCGATGACGAAAAGATTGATAGATTTCAGAAAGGATTTATCAAGCTTACCGACCTAACTGTAGATCTTATTGCAGGATGCATTACTAGAATTGAAACTCCAGACGGCATTGTATCTGATTTAAAACAAATTAAAGAGTTTATTGATAATGCGCCTAAAGATATTTTTGATAAAGTGCATAAACATGTTTCTAAAATTAAACATGAAATCGATCTTAAGCCGCAGGATATGAAGTGTGCTCACTGTGAGGCAGAGTTCACAACTCCAATCACAATGGATCAATCAAATTTTTTCGCGGTAAGGTCTTAAGTCTTTCTGAGTCGGAGATCTTACTGTATGCGGACCAATTGGACCGCCAGGCTCAGGATATTAAAAAGGATGTACTAAAAATGTGTTGGTACATGCGAGGAATGTCTTACAACGAAGGCATGCACATGAGTTATGACGAAAGGCAAATCGTTGGAGAGATAATAAAAGATAATCTTGAAACAACTAAGAAAACAGGGTTACCGTTCTTTTAAAGTTCGGTAACTAGTTCTTTAATTAGTACTACTTCTTTACCTTCTAGCTGTTTCCCAGCTAGAATTTTTTTTGACTGCAATTTTATATTCTGGTTGAGACATTTTCTCAGAATATGCTTTGCTCAGAGACTGTTGTAAAATTACTTTGTCCGGTGCATACAATGGTGCTGATCTCAAATAATCAGCAAGTACTTTTTTAAATTCTTCAATTTCTTTTGGATTATACTTTGATTTAACTTCACCGGAATCTTTTTCGTCTTGATAAAATGGTTTTAATGCAGGATCAAAATCCTTGGCAAACATTCCGCCAAACTTAGCAGCGCCCTTGAGTGCAGCACCAACGACACCTTTGCCTTGAGCTGCTGTCTTAACAGCATCACCGGCCATCTTGGTTATATCGTCTTGCGTCTTATAGGCGTTGGGATTAAATTCGTAGAATTTCACTTTAGGCTGATCCGTTTAAGCATGGTCATTACTTTTGTAGTTGTTGCAGGATCTGCTGCAACTAGAGCAACAAATGCTTGACCACAAGCTGTCATTTGTGTACGATTAAGTTCTTTACCTTGTTTAATTGCAGTAACAGCCTGTGTTAATACTCGAGCATCTACACCCGGTAACAGGCTTGCTAGTTCGTTAACATTCAATGTGCCTTTCACATCGCCTTCTTCGCCGTCTTGTCCAGTAAATCCTGCTTTCAGTCCTGCCATGAAGCCGCCGCCACTACCACCGGCTTGTTGTTGGCCGCCTTGTGCTGCTCCGCCGCTAGCCTGTTGACCACCTGCACCACCGGCTTGTTGCTGCCCTTGTGCTTGTTGGCCACCTGCGCCAATGCCTGCTCTAGCTGCATCCTGTGCTGCTGCTAGAAAAATCTTTGATAGTTGACCTCTGCTCAGTGCTTCTAGCAGTGCATTATACTCTTGTTCTAATGATTCACCATAGCTAGGCTGGACATTGCGTTCCCACTCTGCATCACCTTGTGCTCCTGCCGCTTTCTTTTTCTTTTGTTTAGGAGGTACTGGATTCTGTTGTGGTTCCTGCGGTTTCATTGTAACTGGATTAGATCCCATTTGTGTTTTAACAAACTGGTCTAATGCACTGCTAGTACTGTTTGCACCGTTAGCTGGTTGACCTGCTCTCTTTGCTCTTTTAGCAATTGCCCCTGGAGTTTGACTTGGTCCGGCACCTGCAACTCTACCACCACCCTGTGGACGATTGCCTGCAGGTTGTGTTGGTGCTGCACTGCCGTCCGGTGCAGGTTCAGCTGCTGGCTCAGTTGCTGTTGCATTAGCTGCTGGAGCTGCTTGTTGTCCAACCGTACTACGTGGGTCAGTGGTGCTAGGAACTCCGCCTTGCACTCCCGGAGCAACAGGCGTACCTGGTTTATTTGTCATAGTTGTTGGATCAAACGTACCGCCTGTGCTAATAGTTTGTTTTCCACCAGCTGTTTGATTATTAAAATTAGGTTTTGCTGCTCCTGCTGCTTTATCCGCAGCATCGGATGCATCTCTATCAGCTTGAGTTTTAAATGGCTCTCCAGTATTACCGTCAAATCCAAAACCAGTACCGCCGGCCTTTGGACTAGCACCTGGTGTTCGTGCTGCTGTCCCTGCATCAGCTGCTGGCTTTTCAGCGCCTGCTTGTGGTTGTTCTGCACCAGAGGCTGCTGGATCTTTTGTTGCATCGGCACCGGCAGCTGTTTTTTTAGCTGCATCGCCGGCGGCTGCTGGTTCGTCCATGGTAGGTTCAATACGTTTTGGACTTCCGCCACCGGCTGCATTATCAACTGCACCCTTAGTATCTCCACCAGACTGAGCCATGATAGCTTCTGCACCCTTTGTAGGAATGCCCTTTGACTTTAGAAACTGAATAACATTTTCGGGCTCTGCTTGATCACCTGTTTGTCCTAGGTAGCTCTTAAATTCAGAGTATAACTGATTAGCCATGGTACCAGTTTGTAACTTACCAGCAGCAGTTGAGCTAACCTTAGATAGTGAAGTCAATCCAAAAGTTTTTAACGCACCCATTGGTGCTTCAGTTAAGTTATTTGTATTTTCGTTTTTATTGAATTCGTTAAATTTCATAGCGATGCATTATCCTAATATCGTAGTGTATTTATTAGAACGAAGCGATGCTTCGTCATTCGTATTTGCTTCGCAAACACTCATATTTTTCTTCTTCTTAATAATAGAAGCAGTGTTATGTGCGAAGCACTTTAAATATTATCTAGATTCGTCAGTCACAATTGCCCGTTTGCACGGGCAAAAAAATGTAAAAAACATTATCTGAGTTCTTACAGTCACTAGCGTTATAGCATTACTAAGGCGGTTGTCCGGTACCTCTAGCTACGTTCTTGTCCTTGCGGAAACAACGGCAGTTTATATAATATACGCTAACATAATATATAAACCTGGGATATTTCTTCCCTCATTGGGCTCTATTAAATTATTTTCAAACAGCAAAACCGCGGCAGTTGCGATCTACGTCCTGTAAAGGATAGTTGCTGAGTGCTCTTGGCGGCAAGAGACTTCCGTCCGGGTGTAGTTAAACCCCTTTTCCTAGGCGCCCGATATTAGCTGGCGCTTGCTTTAAACCGCGTTATTTTGCCTAGATTTGTTGAAGTTTGATAATATGCGAACCGTGTACACGTACTTGAATATGACCATTATAATAGTCATTTGTTTCTAAAACCTTACGTGCAAATTGCTCACGAGCCTCGATGTAGCTGCATTCTGATTTGGATTTACAGTAAAAAAGTATTTCTCTGGTGAAGTTTTCTGCGCCTAGTGCCACAACATCTTTGGTTAGTTCAGGGCTAGAACCGTAATATTCTTGCCAGTCACTGTCAATTTTGCTGCGGATTTTCTTCTTTTTCTTTGTGCCGTTTTTAAGTTTTACTGTTTTATAGGTGGTTTTGCTGAATTTGGCTAATTTTTTGCCTATGTATTTGCGCCCAGAGAAATTATTTGTGATAAGATAGACAAAGCCGATACAATCTTCTGGTAGTTCTGTGATAATTGTATTCTTGTATAGCCATGTCATCACGTAGTTATCTTGGGGGGTCTGCCTAGTATTCCTTTTCTGGCCTCTTTTCTTGCCTTTTGTTTATCTTGTATTTCGTTGCGCCTTGTGCTTGCTTCGTTGCGAATTTCGCTGAGCCAATATCTTGCCTTAATTCCTGCCTCTTTTGATTTCTTATACTCAAACCGATCCTGCCACTTAAAATATTGCTGAAAAGCATAGATCATTTTGTCGTGGCTGTCTGAGCTCATACAATATCTACATCGTTTGCATAGCTAGTGAAGCCGTTTTCTTTGACAACACGTAGCACTTGATTAACACGATTTGTTAAATCGTCTCTATGACTAATTAAGAAAATGTTTTTATCACGTTCACGGGCCATCTTTTTAAGGATAGCAATTGAACTTTCAACTCCGCTAGCATCCATGCCGCTGTCTACTAACTCGTCAATAAACAGTAAATTAATACCTTGATACAAGTTTTCCCAAACATCACGGAAAGAAAAACTTAGACTTAGAATCAAACGATTACGCTCGCCTCTAGATAAGTTATCAAAGTCTAGATCCTGCCCAAGCTGTGTGATCAAAACTGTTAAATCGTTTTGAAATTTAACTTGATGCGGTAATCCGATCCGATCTAGATAGTAAGTTAATCGATTGTTTAAGAAACTTAGATTTTGATCGATGATCTTTTTGCGAATAAATGAATCTTTGTTAGTCAGCAGCTTTAACAAGAACTCTTGATGGTCTTTTAATCTTGTTAAGTTATTAATATTATCCCAATCAATGACCTGTACTGCTGTATTTTTAAGTTCGTCTACTTGATCTTGATAAGGATCTGCTTCTGCGGCTTTTGCCTTAGCATCTTTTTCTAAATTATCAAGAGTGTTTTTATGATTTAATGCTTGTTCTAAAGTATCGTAGGTAACTTTAGGACAATCTGCTAGTGGCCCTAGTAAAGTTAATGCTTCTTTAAACTCTGCAAGTTCTTGTTCAAAGCCTGCAACTGCTTGACTGCTTTCGTTACGTTGTGTTTGTTTAGCAGAAACCATTGTTTCGTGCTTCTCGTCATGCACATCTTGTCCACAACTATGGCACTTGTGTTCTGCAAGCAATAAAATTTCTTGATCTAGCTTGTCTAAAACACGTTGTTCTTTATCTAATGTAGTTTGTTGTCTAGCAATCAATGAAGTAATGCTGTCTACATCTTTACGATGCTTGTTCCACTCAATTAATGCACGTTGATCTGCAATCTCTTTATCGATGTCAATGCTTTGCATTGTCTTGATGTCTTTGTTTAGACGTGCAACAGCTTCACTATTAGTCTGCAACCATAGTTTTTGCTTGCGTTCAAGTGAGTCGATGCTAAGTTGAATCTTGTCGTTGCTTACTTTGATTGTTTCAATCTTGGTATTTTCTTGTGAGATAAGATCTTTGTTGATACGGATGCCTTCTTTAAGTGCATCTGCTTTCTCACTAAGGATAGTAATACCTAATAGCTGTTCGATGATAGCACGTTGATCTGCTGCCTTCATAGACAAGAATGGTTCGGTGTATGTGTTCAACGCAAGAATATGTTTGAACATATCATGTGTCATTCCGAATACTTCTTCAATTGCTTTCTGCGTTTCACGTGAATCGCCTTGGCTTTCGTCTTGATCTTGTGCTTTTAATTCTAAACCGTTGATTGTAAACTTCAATAAGTTGGGTTTACGACCGCGTTCAATCTTATAATCGATGCCGTCCTTTTCAAAGCTCATAGTAACTAGCATGGCTTTGCTGTTGATCTTATTAACTAAGTTGTCTTTCTTAATGTTTGTTAATGCATTGCCGTAGATAGCATAGCTAAGACCGTTAATAATAGTAGTCTTACCGGTGCCGTTGCGTGATCCGCTGCCATCTCCGCCTAGGTCTAAGTTCTCACCTAGTACTAAAGTTAAATGTCCTTTGTCAAAACTAACAGCCTGGGTTTGATTACCCACCCTCATAAAGTTCTTAACA